AGCGGCACGACAGCCTCCGGCCCGGCCTCACCGATCAAAGCCAATGTAGGGCTGGCGACAATACCGCCTTCAGCCATGCGGGGAACGCCGCCACCGCCGCCCTTGGGCGACTGGTTTCCCCCGCCACCGCCGCCAAACAGGCCATTTAAAACTGGGGCGGCGGATACTGGGCCAAGAATTAGACCAATGAGTTTTGCGGCTGTTCCCCCAAGTTTGCTGAACTTGTCAAGCCTCTTGTACAGTTCGTCGAACGCAAGATAAAGCGCAACCACTCCGGCAGCAGCAATGACATACGGGTTTGCTGCCATTGCTGCGTTGACCGCCATTGTGGCTGTAGCAATACCGCCGATCGCAAGTGCAACTTTTGTAAATACTTCAGGGTTTTCTTGCGCCCAATCCGCAAACTTTTGCAGTTCAGGAAGCGCCTTTTCAACTACCGGAAGCAATGCCGCGCCGATGCTTTCCTTTGTTTCCGAAAGGGTTAGATTGAGACGCTTAAAGCCGCCTTGTGCTGTGCTGGCTGCGGCGTCAGCCGAATCCGCAAACTTTGCTTGAAGGATGCCCATTGCTTCCCCGGCTGACATGCCGTCCTTGATAAGCCCCTTAAGGCTTGGGTCAAGTTTGGCAAGGGCCGTGACTTGCCCGCCATAGGCTTTTTCAAGGGCTGTTGTGACCGTGCCTAAGTCCTTGCCTGTACCGGCTGAAATGTCCATCGCAAGGCGGACGGCATCTTGAGCATCTTTGACGTCGTTTGTTTGTCGGACGAGTTTTGCTAGTGCGGGACGCAATTCGTCGTCCGCTACGCCCAACAAGCGGCCTTGTGCGCTAATCCAATCCTCGACAGATGCAATCTGGTCGTCGGTTGCCCCGGTGCTGTTTTTGATTGCAAGAGCCAGTTGCTTTTGTGCGGCCTGATCCTCCATAGCGCCCTTGACAGCGTCCCCGAGCGCTACCGCAAGCCCTCCAAGAGCCGCAGCGGCAGGCACAGCGGCTTTTTTGATGGCAAACTGTGCTTTAGACCCAGCCCCTTCCAGTTGCTTAAACTGTTGGACAGCGTTCGAGATTCCCTTGCCGTCAAACTCGGAAATGATGGGGATTGAAATCACTTGAGTTCCCGATTCACTTGGTTCACGATACGCAACGCGGCCTGTTCCATTTCACGGGTAATTGCACCACGCTTGCGGTACACGGCTGGCCCAATGATGCGTGTCCGACCGGGGGACAACGGCCCTAGGGACTGACCAAGACGGTTGGGCGTTTTGCGGCCTGCGGCCTCAAAGATTGCGGCTGCCACGTTTGTTTGCTGGATCACAATGACGGCTACGGCGTTGCGGGCCGCGTCCAATTTGACTTTGACGCCTCGAGCGGCCTTTGCGGCGTCGTAGGGGAACTTTTTGGTTCCGTCCTGCGTCCAGTTGTAGCGCATACCAGAGAGCGGTAGCGCCCGGACGACGTACTCGCGCTGCGCCTCCTCAATCGCAGGCTGCGCAATACGGGTCGCTTCTTGCTGAAACTCTTTACGGAGTCCCGGCTCAATCTTGTTCAGGGCGCGAATAGCGTCCTTAATGCCTGCAATCTCAATGTTTGTCGATGCTGTCATTTCAGGGCTTTCGCTTGCTCATTGAGAATCGTAACAACCGTGGCTAGATCGCGTGACTCAAATGTAATTGTTGGAGGCCAGTACCCCGTAGCCACTAGCACTACGGCTAGGGCGTGGGAGTAACTGCCTCGTCCGTAGGGTTTTCGGCGTCCTGCCCAACAACCTCGATGGCCTGCAATTGCTTGATGTAATCGTCAAACAAGAGCGGTACCGGGATGTTGGATTGTTTGCAGGACTCGTATGCCATGAACGCCAAGTCCTCAACGCCAATACCGGACGAAAGGTCGGAGGCTTTGCGCTTGTACTTCCGTTCCCACGCGACAATCACAAAGAGGTTGGTGGAAACGGTGTACGAGTTGTCGGCGGTTGTGACCTTGAGGTCAAGTTTCATTTTCTTCTCCTAGGTTCCTGTGGATCAGGTGATGTCGCGGGCGAATGTACCACCCGTGAACGTTGCCGTAACGCTAGCCAGTTCGCCAACGGTGGAGTTCACCGGGGTGAACGACGCAAGCATGGCGTTCGTGATTGTGTACTCGGGGTTTGAGGCCGACTCGGTCGTGCCGCTGGGGCTGATGACGAGCGTGGTGCTGCCGGTGCCAAGGTACGAGTAGAGCGCGGTTTCGACTTCTGAGGTTGACCCGCTGCCGCCGTAGGACAGGAACAGTTCGAGGGCGACCTCGACGGTCTGGAGTCCCTGCACGAAACGGTGGCCCGTGTCGCCCATGGCGGTGGATTCGAGCGAGTCGTAGCCGACGGTGAGCGTGACCGACTTGCACTGGTCGCTGAGATCGACGGTGGTTGCGCCCTGAGTCACGTTTACCGTGGCGTTGGACAGGAAGGTGGTTGTTGCCATTTTGGTTCCTTTAGTTACGCCGCACAGCGACGGCTACGGTGAGGTCGTAGGTGGGAATGTCTTGCCCGCCGTACGTCGCGAACCCGGGACGGCCCGAGGTCACAGCGATTGTTGAGTTCATAATCGTGTCCGCCTGCGTGATCAGCCAGTCGGACGCATCTTGATTGCCCGGGGGCGCTGCAAGGATGCGAATCTGCAAACGAATGTCGCCCACGTTGTATGTGAACGAATCCCACGTCGGCAATTCGATCAGCACGGACATGGGGCGGGCGTTGCGTGGGTCGGTCACTACTGCGTAGCCCAAGCCCTCGAGAGCCGTTTTGGTGGCTGTGATGGCCTCGTAGAAGATTCCTGAGGCCATTAAGCAACCTGCGCACGTCCGCACCCGAGCAACTGCATGATGCGGCCCAATGTCGACGGGATTGGGAAGGTTCCCATGCCGTCAAAGGACGCGAACGAGTCAACGGAGCCGCGTTCCCGGTAAAGGGTGGCGGCGTACATGATTGTGCCGAGTTTTACGTCGGCACCGGGGGCCGTGGACTGCGAATCGACGTACCCGGCTTCGACGCGTTTGCGGTAACAGAAAGCGTTGCTTGCGTTCACGCAGTAGGTCAGAAAAGAGGTGTCATTTGCGGTCGCGGCGCTGATGCCGAGCCATGTTGTCACGTCGCTGGAGGTGATCCACGAAACGGAGACGGTGACGGTGACGGTGCCGGAGTCGGCGCTGTAGTCCACGTCAGCGGCTGTGTTTGCGTAGAGGACTTGGTTCGGCTTGTCTACTGTGTAATCGAAAACGAGGTAGCCCTCGTCGTCAACCTCGACAAGGCCGTACGGCTCGACACTAATGACGGTGAATGTGCCGTCGAACGAGTTGCCGACGTTTGCGACGGTGATGCTGTCGTTTACCTGTATTTCCGTGGGCGTGAGGGTCTGCACCGCAGCGACGTTGTCAACGCGGCGAACGTGGGTGACTGTGTAACTAGCCACGGTGCAGACTCCTCAATACCCGGTCGGAACTCAGGTCAACTTGACGAACTTCGTTGCGTCGATCATGAGCGTGGCGAAGTAGCCGCGCCATGCGATCGTGCGCGACAGCGTCGAGGGAACGTCGATGGTGAGTGCGCCCTTCTGCTGCTCGAAGATTTCGTAGCCGGACGGGTCGCCGACGATGACGGTGTCGCTTGCGAAGTTGCGGTCAACGACGACCTGCAAACCGAAAGCGACGTTGTTGCCGTTTGCGGAGCCGGGAGCGACCGAGCCAAACGCGTTCATCGGGCCGACCTGCGGGAACAGCGGGCGTCCTGCGCTGTCGACCAACTTGCCGAGGTAGGCGAACATGTTAGGCGACAGGAACAGGTGCGTCGGCAAGTTGCCGTTGCTGTTCGTCATGATGGTCGACGCGGCGTCGTAGATGTCAGACACCCACTCGGAAGCCGAGGTCGGGTCTGTCAGTACCGCAGACTGCGAGCAACCTGCAAGAAGGTTGTCGGCTGCAACGTCGTCGGTCTTGTTTGCGTAGATGCGCGCCATGTCATCGAGGATGAGTGCCAGCACCGCCGGGTCAGTCCAGTCCAAGTCCTGCTCCGAAATGGTGACGTAACCACCGTAGGTTCCCTTGGTGACCTGATTCGACGAGACGACGAACGTGCCGGTCTGGAGGGCGGCGTTCTGTGCCGACTGCACAGCCATCGACGTATGGGTCGTGACGGACGGACGGATGAAGATCTGGCCGCTTGCGGGCATTGCCTTCGTTCCGACGGCGTCTATGACGGGGCGCAGGCCACGGAAGTTGTTGTACACGGGGCCGACGATGTTCTGCGGCAGGATGCCCGGGGTCGACTCGGTGTCGACGTACGGAGCCGACGGGGCAGCGGCCTTGAGGGCTTCGCTCATCCGGTGCCACGCGTCGCCGCCTGCGATCGCGGCTGCGATGTACTCGGCTGCGGTCGGCAGCACTTCCTCGCGCTTGACGGCCTGCGCGAAAATGGGCGCGGTCGGGACGACGGCTGCTTCGACAGCCGGAGTCGGGGTGGATTCGGTTGACATGGGTTCCTCCTCAGGAATGTCAGGGGTTTGGGGTTCGTCATCATCCGGCTGGGATGCTGCGATTTCTGTGATGACCGCATCCTTAAATGCGGGTTGGGCGACAAGGCTGATCTCAACGAGGTCGGCCTGTGAAACGACCATGACGCCGTTCTTGTCGTACTTGTACTTCACCGGGACAGCGCCGACCGACACGGAGTCGTAGGCGCCAGCCTTGATGAGTTCGATTGCGTCGTTTGCCGCTGCCGTCTTGGCAAACGTGGCGGTGAACAGCAGTCCTTCGTCGGCGTTGACCATTTCGGTAACGACGCCGCGCAATTGCGACATGTCGTGGCCCTCGAGCAGTTTGGGGCGCTTGCCCTCGGTGTCAAATGCACCGGGGGAAAACATGACGCGTTCGCCGCCCGACACGGTAGCGGGCGTGTCCCAAGGGACAGCGACACCCGTGATGGTGCGGGGGCTGTCCTCGCCCGCTGCCGCGTCAAGGGTGACGGCAGAACTAATGAACTGGATCATGCGGGAACCTCCACGGGTGCAGGCTGATTGGTTGGGGCGGGCATGTCGGGCATGTCGGAAATTTCTGACGCGCTGAACTCGCCAATGTCGAACTCGACGTAACGGCCCCGGGGCAACATGAACATGCTGAGGGTCTGCTCGATTGCGTCAGCGAAGCCCTTGAGGCCGAATAGGTACATGTCCTGTCGGGCCTGCTCGGCGTTTTGGTACGTCATGGATGCGCCCTGTGTCGGTGCGGAAACCATGTACGCGGGGATGTTGCACAGGCGCGCCATTTCAAGGGCTTGGTCGGAACGCAACTTGGCGACCGTGAGGGACGGGTCGTTCTTGTATTCCTTGAACTCGACTTGTCGCGATAGCGCTCCAATGGCCCGCTTTTTGCGGCCTGCGCCCCACGCCGAGGCAAGTTCGCCGAGGTCGTCGCCGGACATGTCCTCACCGTCAACCTGCTGAAGGTAACCCGGGGGTGTCTCAAGTTGGGCGTAGCGGTCGGCGGCCTGATCGAGGTACAGGGCGGTGTTGATGGCGCGGGCGCCCGAAAAGACGATGCCCATGTACGGGGACAGGAATTGGCACACGTTTTGTGTTTCAAGCGGAATGCCGTTCCACTCAACAACGTCGGCCCAACCAAAGAACTGTGGCCCGGTCATGTTCGGTGTCTGAATATTGGCAGCGGGCAGCCACTCAAGCGTTGCCGGGAGGCCCGTCGAATACCGCGAGGTCACGTAGGCAAACGCTCGACCGTAAAAGAACATGTCGGAGAAGATGTTTGCCATGAAGAAGTTGCGGGTGTTCTTTGGATCGGGCTGCTCCATCCACGGCTCAAGCGGGAGGTAAACCTCGTCGTAGTCTGTGCCGTTCCATTGCTTGCTGTAGTGCTTGAGTTCAAACGCACCGATCATGGATGCAAGCAGGTCGCGGCTGCGCGAAATTGTGGGATTCGTGAGAGCGTTGAGTTCGGCGTTGCCGACTGTGTACGAAACGAAGTTGTTTGCCGCGCCCATGCCAGCGGCTGCGCGTAGAGGGGCGCGCTCAGGCTCGGCTATGACTCGACGGGTAAACAATCCCACACGGGGATTCTCGCACACGGTTGTTGCATTTGCAACTACCCAAACGCAATAGCCGCTTTTCGGGTTTGCCCCGGTCGGGACACAAGTGCCGACCCGATGACAAGGCATCGGGCGCACTCGATCGGCCCGGGGGAGCGTTGACTGGAGATGACGACGCCGCCTTGGGCCTTGACAAGCACCGCCCGGTTGACGTGTTCGCCGAGCATGTTGCCACCGTCGTGGCGCACCTTGCCCTCCAAGATTAGTTGTCTGATTAGCCCGGTGTATTTGACCATTTCGCCGTAGCCCCATTCGATTGTGCGCCGCTTGTACCGCTCAGGGGTATGAATGTTTAGCCCTGGGGTGATGGCGAGGGATAGTTTTTGGTCAGCATCGAGGGCGGCCTCGATGGCTTGCCACATGCCTGCGTTGGATTCGGTTGCAAACTTGACGGTTGCGACTACTTCCCCGGCGGAGTTGATGCGGCACCAAATGCCGACGTACTTGGAGTCGTCAATGGCGGAGTCGACCGCTAGCCAGCCGCCGTCCCCGTCAAGGGCATCGGTGGTGGCTGCGGCCCACCTACCCGGAGGCATCCACGACGACGCTGCCGCAACCCATAGGTTGCAATGCGCCCTAAGAAATTGCCCGCGATCGGGGGCTGCCGCCGCTGACCGCAAACCTTTCAGGCTGATGGTGCGCCCCAATGCCGGGTTGGCGTAACCCCAATACCGCTCATCCAGCGGATCTACCCCTGACGGAAGCGACCATTCCGCCATGAACAGGTCACCGGGCGTGTCCGCGTCAATGATTCCAAGTGCTTGCTCCCGCAACTTCAGGAACGCTTTGGATGACTCGTCTCCGGCGGTCGAGGTCAGGAACATGAGCGGGGATTGCACCGCAATTTGGGACGGGCGGAGCGCCCCAAAAATGGTCTCCTCAGACAAGGCCCATAATTCATCTCCGAGGATGATGTCCCACGTCCCGCCGTGTTTCTTCCCGGTCGCCGCGACCACCTTGTAGATCGAGCCTTTGCCGGGGCCGTCCAAGATCCTGACCTCGTTACGCCCATAAGCCCACACCACCTTTGCAAACGCGGTCTCCTCCCACAACCTGAATGTGTCCTCAAGTTCCCGCCACACCTCGGTAGCCAAGTTGAGTTCGTGGGCGGTTGACATGATCCGCACCGGGCGCCCCCAAACAGCGGGAAGTTCTTGCAGCGCCCAACCAATCAACCCGGACAGCATTGTTGTCTTGCCGTTTTGACGCCCGCTCGAAATCAGCGCCGTCGAATGCACAAACTGCCCGTCAACGTGCGCCAACGCCCCATCCAACGCAATCAACTGCCACGGAAACAGGCTCCGACCAAGCGCGGCCTCCGTCCACCGGGCCACCGCCCCCACGAAAGACTCGCTGGGTACACGCGGCGTCACCAACCTCGGCCCATCACAACCAACGCCAACCGTTAACGGCTGAACACAGACCGAGTCATGACGGTCTTGGACGTTTCCATCGGATAACACCAAAGAAGGGGTCGGGGTTATTAAATTTTCAAAATTTAAAAAATTCTGAGAGTTTGCGTTTAACGCGGCGTTTAGGTGGGCGTTGCGGGCTTGGGTTTGGTTTGCGCGTTTGCGGTTGACTTGGGTTGCGCCTCGGGATGCGTTACAGGGTTTGCACGATGGGACAAGGCCGTCTCGCCATGTGCCGCCTTCGTCGACCGGGCGTAAATGGTCTGCCTCGGTTGCGGGTCGGCGTTTGCACCATACGCATACCGGGTTGTCGGCGAGTAGTTCGCGCCTGGCCTTGCGGTATTCGGTTGTTTCGCGATCGTCCATGTCTTCTCGTTTCTTGCTAGCGCCCTTGGCTGCGCCTGCGGTTGCTCTCGGTTACCGTTGAGAGTACTCGGGTCGCAGTCCCCCCGCTGTTCTGGTATGTCTCCAAGGCCGCCGGATGTTTACTCGTAGTGGACGGTCGCCATTCGCATTTGTGTCGTTTGGACGCTGCACGGCTGCCCTCAGGCATAGCCGCTCTACCCACGTCACCGTGTATTCCACCTGCACCCTGCAAACAGGTACGAGGCCATGCGCGTGTCGGTTGTAACGATCAGGTGTATCGAGGTTTCCCCGCAAGCCTGTCAGCAATCTCTTGAACATCCCCCGGACGCCACACATAGTATTCAGCGCCGTTCTGCAACAACGCTTTGCCCACCATTTGCTGGTTCTCGTTTAAACGGCCTTTGGCTGTTTTCAGTTCGGCGAAGATGACGCCACGGTTCCGCAGGCTAATGAGGATCAAGTCAGGCATCCCGGGCAGGCCATCTGTTTTGTAGAACTCGCCGTAACGGCCCGGACGCACATGATGCACCAACCACTCATACATGTTTGCGAGCCGTACCACGTCCTTTTGGAACATAGCCTCGGATGCATCGGAGACGCGCTCATGCACGACGGTTTACCGCCGCTTGATCTATGGCGTTCCACAAATGCCCGTTCGGTTGGGAGTATTTGCCGGTCTTGTCAAGTTCGCGTAGCCATTCCCGCATGACCTCGATGACGTCCAACAGTTCTTGGGCGGTCATGGATCGGCCTGCGACGTACATGAATTCTTCAGCCACGGTTCCTCCTGTTGGTTGCGCCAAGCCAATAACCAAACGCCCAAACGGCGTAGGAGTAACTTAAAAATGTAAGCACCTCAAACATCAGAACGGGTCTTCTTCCTGCACCTGTGATTGCATTTCACGGTTGATGGCTTGAGCCGGTATCCCGTTTTTGTGTTTCTCGATCCAGTCGGATGCTTGCTGTTTGGTCAGGCCGTTGATCCACACCGGGGCTGGTATCCCGTCGCGTTTGCATGCGCTTTTGATGTAGCCGATTTGTCGTTCGGATGCTTCGCCGTTCATTGGGCCGCGCACCACCGTGTTCGCATGACCGTTGCTCGACGATTGGGATGGGCCTGCGTAGCGCTGCACTTTCTCCATTTCCTCCCGGGATGGCCTGCCGTTTACCGTGGCGTGGCTAATTTGGTTCCAGTTACTCAAGGCTCGCCCAAGTGCCGATGTCTCACATACCTCAAGGTGGCTCGTTTTCGTAATGTGGTTTGATCCGCGCACTTCCTCGGCGTGGCCCGAGGCGAGCAGGGTTGAGCGTTCTCCAGCGCCATCCGCCAGTTGGGTGATGCGCCACAACTCGGCACGGAACACGCAGACGTCGGCACCGGGTGCGGAAAGGAGGGTGGTCAGGATGCGGGGTATAAAGCCCGCTTCCGTTTCTGTCTTGAACCAGCGGTCAAGGCGTACGGCTACTGGCTCGTAATCATCCAACATGGGCTTGGATTTCCAGTCGGCGGAGTTCGGCGTTCAGATGCTCCAGCGTGGGCAACAGTTCGGTCTCAAACTTCGTGAGGACTGCTGCAATCAGCCGCAGTTTGTCTCCGGCTGGGGTTGGCCCCATTGCGTCCACCATGTCGGCTTCGTGTTGCGCCCACGCGGCAAGGTCTTTGAGGCTAGGCGTTTGCATCGTTCGTGGCTTTCTTTGCTGCGCGGCGTTCTGCTGCCTCTTTGCGCTTTTCAGCCGCGATCACGGACTGACGCAATGCCCGGAACTCGTCGGTCAACACGTTCCGCATGAACACAGTCGGGTTCTTGAGGCCGTCTCGGATCATCGCGAACTCAATGAGTTCCCATTCCTCTTGTGTCACCCGGACAGCAATCGTCTTGGTGTACTTCATTTCCCTTGGCATTTCTTCTCCTGTTTACAACCGACACCATCGCCGGACTTGTTGTTTGCGATTATTGCACACGGCTGTGCGTAGTTTCGCACTCGTCTTCCAAAGCCGCTTAAAACAACCATGACCCCAAGGCCCGACCGCGCCTCGATTGCCGTAGCCAAACCAAAACGCCCGGTCAAGTACCCGAGCCTGCTGCGCCCACGACAGTTTGTGCGCCCACGTCGGTGAGGTGTCTGCAAACATTCGCCATGTCGGTTTGGCGAACCCAAATGCACCGACGTATGACCGGGTGAGGTGGGAGGTGTTGTCGCCCGTTTCACAGGCTCCTAATTGGTGGGTGAGGTCAAACCCTAGGACAGGCTCCCACGACGCCTCTACGGGGCTTACAGGGGCTAATAGGACGATTGCTGTGGCAAGTATGCATACGCGTTTAATCAACCTTCTGCACTTCCGTTGGCGGCCCCCATGTCCCCCACGGCGTGAGCCGTGTGCAAACTTGTGCGTGGAGTAGTTGGCCTGTTTCCAAATCCCAAAAGATTTGAACCATTGTTGTCTTGTC